GTGGTTCTTTTTTAAGGTAGTTAAATTCTTTCGTGCTTCTTTAATTACCGACTTTGAAAACCTATCTAATTCTTTTTGTACTTCGCTTTGTTTCATCTTAACAAATTGTCATTTCATTAGGTGTTACTATGTCAAAAGTCATAGTCCATCCTGCCATATAATTCTCAAAACGTTCTGTAAATGGTTCTAAATTTGCAGTTCCTTCAACCATAAATAAATCGTATGCTAAACTTCCGTGTTTTATTATTTCGTACGCCCTGTTTAATACTGCGTGTTGTGTATTTAGTACGTCAATTTCGTTGTCGTTGCCTAAAAAAATATCAGTTGTTGCGTTCTTGGACAAGTCTACAACATCCATTGCTATTAAACTAATATTCCAAGTTGTTGTGCGTTCGTCTAACGTGCAGTTGTTTACCATAATATGTACTAAAGGAAATATTGTTTGTTTGCTTAAATCAACTTTAAATATGTCGCCTTGCGTTACCGTGTTAACAATAACGTCTGCGTCAAAGTGTGTTTTTAATTTGTCTAATAATTCGTAATAACCTGTCATTTTCTTAATTTATTAAGTTGGCGTTGTTCAATTTCTTGCTTTTGCTTTTCGAAGGTAAGATAGGTGAGACATTGAGTAAGTCGATAGCTGGTGACTGTGTCAAATCTTGTAACGTCTCCCTGAGCGAGTGCATAAATTGATTGATACCAACCCCATTGTTTTCCAAATTGAGCTTGTTCGCTAAACTCGTTTCCGTCTTCTTGTTCATCTTTATCTGCCGTTCCAAATAAGTAAGCGTAGCTGTCAATAATTCGCTTCCTAAATTCCAAAAAAAAACACTTGAACTAATCGCTATGTCAACAGGCGTAAACTTCATTAACTCGTGCATTTCTTCCATTGGTGTATAGTCAACTATTTCGTACTTGTCTTTGAACTTCATTTTGATAGGTCGGTACATTACAGCCATTGCTTTGTGATAGTCTTCCCACTTTAGTAAATTGTTTTCCAAGTCTACGTATTCGCCAAAACTTATTTCTTCAAGGTTAGTTATAAATCCAAATTCTTGTGTGCCTATTTTAAACGTTGGTTGAAATTTTGGTTTTTCGCTAAACAACTTTGTAAAGTGTGTTATTAATTCGTTTAAACTTGTCAACTTCATTTTTACAATGTCCTTAAGTTCTATACCGCAGAATATTTGAACCATTTTTTGCGCTATAAATTCTTCGTCGTTGCTTCCCTGTTGAACTTTTAAAAATTCTTGGTAGCTTTTTAATGGTATTTCACTTAAAGTTGTTGGTACGTTTATTTCTAACTTCATATCTTAATAATTAATTATTCGTGTTTTTGTTGTGTTCGTTTTTTTGTATGTAATCGTATGCGTGTTTTAACATATTAATATCTCGGATGTCACGTAAATAAATACGAACCTTTACACCTTTTTTTTGGTAGATGTAGATTTGTACCGCTTGCATCATTATTTCTAAATCGTTCATCTAATAAAGTATTGCCCGTGTGTATTGTTTAACCCTAAAGTTTCCATTTCGTGGTAACGTACAGCGTCTATTGCGTGGTCGTTTTTGCCCTGCGGTTTGTTTAATGTTTTACCAGACTTGTCAGCATCCCAACAATACGCCCTTAATTCTTTAATTAAATTTGTGCTTTGTGAAGTAACTAAATAATTTTGCGATTGCATAATTTGAATACCGTAGTTAACTGAGTCCGCTCCTTTTGTTACTCCTTTAATTTGTTGTCCTGTTCTTCGTATTTCTTCAATGCTTTTTGGTTCTGAACTATCTGCGTATGCTATTACGTGTTTTTGTAGTTTCTTTGCTATGTCGTTATTCAATAAACTTGTTTGGTAACATATTTCGTTTAGTATTCTTTGTCCGTTGTAATTGTAAACTTCTACTATGCTTGTCGGGTCGTTTGAATACCCGAAGTCTAAACCGTAACCAAGTAACCGTGCTTCAGGCGGTATTGTGTCAATTAGTTTCCAATTACTAAATATAACTCCTTCTAACATTCCGACAAGTCCTTCGCCATATACTCGCCACCAATTAGCCCAATAACTGCTTGTCGTTGCTTTTAAGCGGTTCTTTTCTATTTCCGTTACTATTCGTTCATCGAGTGCTTCGTTGTCCTTGTACGTTAAAATTAAAAAGTCTGTGTCGGGTTCGTCTTTTAGTTCCGTATGTACCCAAAATTCATTCGCTGGGTTAAAGTCAAGGTATATTCGTTTTTTTGTACGTATTGCAAGTTCGTTGTAACTTTCAAATGTTACGTTGTTACATTCGTTAATATAAAGTATATCACGCCTTGCACCCCTTAATTTACTGCTATCGTCTGCACTAAAAAATTCTATATAAGAACCGTTTGAAAATTCGTAACGTAATAAAGATTTGTTAAACTTGTCTTCAAAAAACCTGTTACTCCAACGCATTATTTTAACGAAGTCTTTTAATGCGCCCCTTCGTAAGTGTGGAATGCTTTCAGCTACAATACTTATTTCCGTGTTTTTATGCTTTGTCGCTATGTCTATTAATAAAGGAATAACACCAAAAGTTTTACCCGCTGAAGTACCGCCTTGAATTATTTTTATTCGCTTGTCTAACTTTGCAATCTTACTAATTGCAGTCGTCCGTATTAACATCAGGAAATAAAGGTTGTTCTATATTTGTTTGTTCTATTTGTTGAACAGGCGCACCGTAGCCACTATCCATAAGTGCTTTGTATGCTGAAACATCGCCGTCGCGCATTTTTTTAACCATTGCTAAAGTTCCCAAGTCTTCTTGTGTTAAAATTTCTTCAACGCCTGTTATTGGGTTCTTTGCTTTTTGTGTTGTTTCTAACCAAAGACGTGCTATTGTGCTTCGGTTTCTACTTCCTTTCGGACGTCCTGCAGGGTTTCCGCTTTCGCCTTGTTCAAATGGTTTTAAGTTATCTAATTTATCAGCCATAATTCTCTGTTATTTCACTGTTTATTTGAGCGTCGGGGTGGTATCGCACCCCTTCTTTAATCTGGTATGATTAACGCATTAACTTTTATGCTTCCGACGCTTGTAATTTTCTTTGTTCTAAACTTATTTTTTCTCCTTTGTACATTCCTGCACCTTGTTTGTCTATTTCGCTAAATGATAGTATTGGAACTGTTATTTTGCAAGTTTTGTCTATTAAGTAAATATACCTAAACATATTACCATTTAACTTTTCTGCGTCTTTTGGTATTCCTGCTCTGCCACCTTGTTTTAAAATATTTTTTCCTTTTGTATAAGTCATTGAAGCTACAATATCTCCATTTGAAAGTTTTATAATACTATTATTTTCTTTTACTGAAGTTAAAACAAAACCACTTGCTCTATAAATAGTTCCATCCCCACATTGTGTACCGTCTGCAAAAGATAAAATCCATTTTATTTGCGGTGCGTTTTTCTTTATTAATTTAATACTTATTGCTATGCATCTACTTTCACTATATTTTGGTAAATAATTATCAAAAGCCATTCTATTTAATTCTAACATTTCATTCCAATTAGTATTTTCTACTAATGGTAAAACTTTTGTTTTCATAAATGGACTTCCGTATTGCATAACTCCGTGCAACTGATTATCTAAAAAGCAACCAAAATGTAAATTGCTATTTGGAACTACCTTACCGCTATAATGGTTTTTCTTTACAAACTCATTTGCAATTTTACTTGGTATTACTTTTACGATTATTTCCTTTGCTCTGCCCATTGCATTATAATTAAATAAAGTGCGTTTCCATTCGTGTTTTCGTTGCCTAATGTTTCACAATATTTATATTCTTCAGTTTGTTTAATATCTGTTATTGCATTTTTAATTTGTTCGGCTTGTTCATCTGCTAAAGTAAAAGTCATTTGTTGGAATGGTGCTTTGTCTCCTTCAGGTAAATTAAAGTCAGTTCCTAACTCATCGCTATCATTAAAATAAACAGGTAAACTTAAACCCCAATCCGTTAATTTGTCCGTGTCCCATTCATTAGCTAAAATATCCCAATCCCATTCTCCAAAACCTACATTGTCTTTTACTATGAATTCGTCTTTTTGTTGTTCGGTTAAATCTTTTGCTTGTACAATATAAACTTCTTTTAGTCCTGCTTCAATACAAGCTTTATGTCGCATATTTCCACCTAAAATAATATTGTTTTCATCTACTACAATTGGTCGTAGTTCTAACATTTGCGGAAATTCCTTAATTGAATTGACTAACTTTTTAAACTTGTCGTCTTTTATTAAACGTGGGTTTTTTGGGTTCGTCTTTATGCTGTTAATTTTAACCTTCGCTACTTGCATCTTCTGTTTGTTCTGGAGTATATTCGTTGTAAATTACTCTTAACTTACTTACTAAATCTCTTAAACAACTTGAACAAGTGCTGAAGGTTAATTTTTGATTTAGTACCCTGTTGTTAATTGCTATTAAACTTGTTTGTTCATCGCTTGTAAGTGTGTTCGTGTTTTGCTTAAAATAAGCGTCTAACGTGTTAAACTCGTCTTCTGTTAAACACAATGGTTTTGCATACGGAAATAGTTTGTTTAACTTTTCTTTACGTTCGTCGCATCCGCAGTCTTCACCTGCAACAAATTTAACAAGTTTGTCAATTCCTGTTGCTTCTGTAATTTTTGCGATTGTATCGCCTAATCCTGTACTTTTCATTTTTTCTTTTTTATTAGTTCGTAATCTTGGTTTATAAAATCTTGGTAGTCTTCACCTACGTTATTTTTAATTCGTTTTTTGCAAGTTTTAACCGTGTTAAATATGCTTGTTACACTTATGTTTGTTTCACTACTTATTTGTCGTAAACTTTTATTCGTGTTTTTGTACAGTTCAAATAATTGTTTGTCGTACCAATGCCAACTATCACACTCTAAATCTACGTTATTTAACAAGTCGTTGTAAGCTTCGTTTTCTTCGGTGTTGTTTTCTTCTGCTAAATTATATACATCGTCTAAAGGTATAAATTTGATTTTGTTGTTTTTGTTCACGTGCTGAAGGAAAGTATTTTTTAAAGCTAACCACATATACCCTTTACTTATGTTTCCGTCTTTAAATAGTTTTTCTTCGCTGCTCCATTTCATTAACATTATGTAAGTTTCTTGGACTATGTCTTCAGCAAAGAAATACTCGCCAAATTGATTAACCATTTTAACCCATTCGTTGTGATGCTTCGCAACTTTATTTAACCATTCCAATTTATATTGTTTAGATATTAAGCAAATGTATGATTAATTTTTCAACAATAACAAAACGAATTTATTAACAATTAGTTGTGTAGAACAGAAAAAGCGCAAACAATTAAGTCTGCGCCTACGTTTTTAATCTAAAAATTTTATTTGTTTACGAAGCAATCTATTTTTTTAAGCGTTGAAAGTGAAACGTCTTTGCCTTCTAAAAAATTAGTAAGCTGGAAAAAGTGGAATTTGTTTCCTTTGTCCTGTATTTCTTTTACGATGCTGTTTCGTGTTTTTAACCTTAAAATCTTTTTTACTTCACTTCTTAATTGTTCGTCTTGTATGTACATATCAAAACGGTAAGTCATCGTTATCGAAATTGCTTTCGTGTATAATTGTTTGCTTTAATGTTCCGTTAATTTGTGGCTCATTATTTTTTATTTGTGGCTCATTCTTTACAAATGGTTCACTAAATGAAGCCGACATAAATTTAACTCCTTTTGCGGAAGTCTTCAACCATAACGCTACTTCCATATCCTTGCCGTTTACGTTTACCTTGCCTTTGTAGTCTGGGTGGTTTTCCGCTTTTTTGTTGTCGTTCTTAAAAATTGCACCTGTATTAATTCTTGTTTCCATTTTTATTTATTTAAATTGTTTGTATTCGTGTTTCAATCGCTCCAAGTATAGAACAAAGTCCATTGCTTCTTCCTGTGCGTGTGTAAGCCATTCTAACGTGCTTAAATCGGTTCGTTCTAACGTTGTCTTGTATTTCTTTATTCCCGCTTCTGAACGTTCTTTAAATTTAGCCATTACGCTTAAAACGTTTTTGTCTTGTATTTGTATGTTCATATCAACCAATTAAATAAATTGTAAATACCAACGGCAGCAAAACCATAAATTGCTATCCAAATAATAATTGCTATTGTTTTTTCTTTCATATTTTCACGTTGTTTTCGTTAATAAATTCGTTTAGTTTTTCCCTTACTTCAAACATTTCTTCTTTGCCGTTGTATTTATATTCGCTTCTTAACCAATTGTCAAACTCACACAATGCTGAATAGTAATTAATTCCGTTGTTTGCAAATTCAAAATCTTCTTTGTCTTCAGGTAAATTAAATTCAAGTATTGCTTTCATATTGTTTCAATTAAACTGTTAAAATAAATCCTTGCTTCTTCAACCTTGTTTTGTATTTCCCAAATTACTGTTTCATCTCGTTCTATTTTAAAGACTTTTACTTTTGTTTGTTCTGGCAAATGGTCAAAGTTATGTTTCTTTTCTACGTATTCTCTAATTTCTGCGTCTTCGTCAATTTTAAATTGTTTCCAATGTTCCCTGCGTATTTCGTCTTCAACTATTTCTAACGGAGTATTGACTAAACAATAACAAAGTAGTGCTTCGGTCTTGCCTGTTAGCCACATATAACCCTGTAATTGATAGTAATAATCTTTTGTAGGTATTTCGTCTTCAAAGAACGGAAACGTGTGAGCTTCGTAACTGCATTTTATGTCTAATAAAATTTCATTCGTGTTTACGTCCGGTGTTCCTGTTATCCAATCGTTATTAAAATGTTCTTCGTTCTTAAAAATAAACCCTAAACCCAAAACATCGTTTACCAAGCTAATTGCTTCGTCTTCGCATTGTAAACCTTTGTCGGTGTATCTACTTGAAAATTCTTTTTTAATACCGAATTTTTCTTCCAAAACAAGTTCTTGGATGTAACTCTTTGCGGTCTTGCTTAATGTTTCGGTCTTGGTGCGTGGAGCGGTCATTAACCGCCCCAATGCTGAACAACGTATTTTCATACTTCTAACGTTTTTAATTGTGCAGGTGTCAAAGAATAGGTTGAAATTAATTGTTCTGTTGTAAATTCTCCTTTACCTATTGCATCAATTGCTTTTTGAAAACGCTCGTTTGTTATCGTTGGTTTCTTTGGTTCGTGTTTTACTTGTTCTCCAGAAGCGTCCAAATCTTTTTCCGAAACAATACCCAAAATTGAACTCAAACAGTAACGACGAAAGTAGGTTGTTCCA